CTTCGCTTCTGACCACGCATCTGGGGCTTGTCGCTGATCCCCGGTGTTCGGGTCGACAAAAAACGTAACGCGCGTCAGCTTCTTATGCTGGCGCTCTACGACGCGCAACGCCTTTACGTTACGGTACTCCTCGTCTCCAGGAACCCCCGCACCAAAGTAGTCGTCATTTGTCTGGGTGTCACCGAACCGCGTCTCCTGATATTCAACGGAGTCTGGCCCGAAGCTCATACCGTTCTCTGCTACAAACAGTAGGCGCTCCGCCTTTTTCTTACCGTAGAGCTCAGAGATCTCATCCAGCGTCATCCACTTAGTCTCGAACACTTCGTTCCAGCTCTTGGGGTCTGCGTCCTTCGCATCAGGATCAATGAGGATGTCGAGCGGGTCTTTAGCCGTGATCCGTATCTCGCCCTCAACGTGGTCACTAAAGTCCATACGGACATCAAAATACCCACGCCCGTCCATTATCAACCCGTCCGCGAACACCTGCTGCTCGACCCAGTCCAACTTGTTGTTGTCTGCGATCTGCATGTACAGCTTAGTTAATGTATGCGCGACTGCGCTGTCCCCGTTGCGCCGGGGCTTAAACTGAATATCCGCCCGGCGTGTGGACTGCTCACCTAGAATTGTGTTGACGGTTGGGAGGATCGTATTAATGGTCAACGCAGGGCGGCCTTCAGCCTCTAGGGCTGCGGCGTCCTCGTCATCCCACTGATCTCCACGGTAGTACTCATCGCACTTTTTAGCCATCCAGATATAATCCAGGTGGCCGTTGTCTCGCGCGCGCTCGTACCGCGCCCATTGCGTTCGGGAAATCTCTTCTTCCTTGTCGGGGCTGATGTTCTTAGTCGTTATCATTGTTATGCGCTCATGGCTGATTTAGTGCGTTCGCCTTTTAATAGGCCCGGTAGTCGGTCTCTCCAGCTAGGTACATGCTCGACGCGTTCGATAAAGGTACTGAACTCCGTCATCATGAGACCTATCCAAGCCAAAGCGTCTACCTGGTCATCGTGTACCCCGTTCGGAAAGCGCAACAGCTCTGCTACCAGTGGGCCAGTAAATTCTTCGTCCTTTGGCATGAAGACCATGCCCTGTTGCATCCTGCCTTGGATTGCTCTGGCCCGCGCCTCCTTGTCCCTGCGGCCAGTCTTTAGATCTTTAAAATACGCTTCGTACAACCCGCGCTCGCGTACACGCTTCTCGAGGAACGGCCCAAGGGCCATCTCAATGTGTCCTTTCTCAATACCTATGATCGACGGCTTCCAGACCTCGTAGAGATCAAGTATCTGCTCTACCAACTCAAACCCGTTGAACCTGCCCCGTACAACGTCGACCACGTACAGGCAATCCTGCTCATCTACACCTATGACCATGCCTACGGTGTAGTCATTGCGATCGTTCTTGCCGATAGCCAAGTCCCACGCGCAGTAGAAGCGCATACGGTCGTGGTCAATCTCATCACGGTCGTAGTAGTTGATCATGTCCCGCGTGAAGTACTCACCGTCGTCCGCGACAGGGTTCTGCTGGTACAGCGCTGACCAGTCTCTAGGGCCAACCGCTTTCTCAATTCTTTTTAAGGCTTCTTCGTCGTATCGCTCTCGGTGGAGCGCTTCGCCGCGCTTTCTGAAGGGCTCATCGACCTCTGCTCTGGCGGGGTAGTTGACAACCTCCCACTGTTCGCCGTTGTCTGCTGCAGCTTTAAGTAAGCGTCCCGCAAGATCATCGTCGTGCCAACGAGTGAGGATAACCAGCACACCGCCACCAGGCGCAAGACGCGTGTACGCCGTTGATGTATACCAGTCCCAGGCGCTGTCGCGCGCGTTCGATGATTCCGCGTCGTCACGGTTCTTTACCGGATCATCAATGACAAGGATATGAGCGCCCTTACCAGTAATACCCCCGCCAACACCGGCAGCAACATAACCCCCGCCAGCAGTAGTAAGCCAAGCTTCAGCAGACTGAGAATGTGGGTCAAGGCGGGTTTTGAATGCTGACTTATAGCCTTCTTCACGTAGGAGGCCGCGGACTTTGCGCGAGAATCCCATAGCAAGAGAGCCCGAGTAAGAACAGCTGATAAACTCGTGCTCGGGGTTTCGCCCAAGGTGCCAAGCTGGGAACGCCACTGACGCAAGCGTACTTTTACCGTGTCGAGGCGGCATGAATAGCATAAGTCTTGGAGACTTCTTTTCAGTGACATCTCTTGAGAACTCCTCAAGCCGTTTACATATATCTTTGTGTACCCATCCCGCTGAATAGTCAGGGTTAAAACGCTCCACGAACGGTAGGAGCCGTTTACGCGTCAAGAACCGTAGAGCGAGTTCCGCGCGCGCCTTCTCCTCTAGTGTCTCTTCCTTCGTGGGTTCCGGTTCGGGAACCGTGGGTAACGGTCCTTGCTCCGCGATGTCCGCTTTGCAATACACGCAGAGGCGGTCGTCCCCCGAGTACAGGGTCTCGGAATGCGACGCTTTACAGCGTATGCACTCGACCTTTTTTACTTCAGTCATCTATCTCTCTGGGCGTGTAGAACAAAACGAACGCTTTACAGTTAGAACAACTGAAGTTAGAGACAATAAGGAACTCTTCATCGTCATCACAATCCTGGTCGCCCCCCCAAATCAGCGGGGATCTGCACTGCCAACATTTCATACTAGTCGCCTTTAGGTTCGAGGTAGTGGAGGTCTTTACCTGCGATCTTTAATAGGTCTTCGTCAGTCATGCGCTCGAGCTGCTTGGTGCCGTTAATGTTGATGTTTACCTGGGGGGCGGTATCGGGGACGCCTAAACCGTGCAGCTTGACTAGAGAATCAGTGGTGTTCTTCATCTCAGTGGCGTTGGCAGAGGCGTTATAAGCCTCCATATACATCATGTGCGCGTTCTGAGCCGTGAACTTTACAGTTTCACGCATCTCTTCGCGGTAGTACTCGAGGGCTTTTTGTACATCGGGGAGTTTGGCGGCAGCGTAGGCGGCCTGCTGGCAAGAGTACCCCGCACCACGACCCGCGGCTGCTGTACTCATACCGGAAACCATGAGCATGACCAACTTTTCCTGCTGCATGGTTAACGAACCACGGCTTATGCCCATGTACGGCATTCGCGATTGGAATTCGGTGCGCGCGCTGACTAAGTCAGTGGACGGTTGTTCCAGCTGGGCTGCTTGGTCCATAGAACTCTTGGTTGTTATCTACGTATATAAAAGCAGGAGCCCCGTCAAATTCTTTCGACGACACTTCTGCTATCCATTCTTCGGCGTACTCCTCGGAGTGGCCTGCCGCTATAATGAGGTCAACGGCTTTATCATAGTTGTACGCAAGCACCTCGCGGCCATTACGGATCGTTGAACCGATAATTGCGTCGTCGAGGCCTTCGATTGCTAATACTTCTATGTCAACCATAGCGTATATTAGCTTTACTAATAATTAATCACAAGAGAAATCAGCA